ATCAACTTAAAGTTGGTTTTCGACTCTCTATTCATATTTATTATAGAAAAACAAACATAACTTAGATAAACATGGCAGAAACATTAATCTCCCCAGGCGTTTTAGCAAGAGAAAATGATATATCGTTTATTGCACCTGCACCAACTGAAGCCGGAGCTGCTCTTATAGGACCAACTGTAAAAGGTCCTGTTGAAGAACCAACAGTGGTTACTTCATACGGACAGTACCAAAGACAATTCGGTACGACTTTTGCATCAGGTTCAAATAAATTCGAGTACATTACTTCGATTGCTGCAAAGTCTTATTTTGAACAAGGAGGAAATTCAATTTTAGTAACAAGAGTAGTATCTGGATCATTTACCAGCGCTACAAACACAGCATTAACAGCTTCAGCAGTGGCAACATCGCCATTTGCTTTACAGACTCTTTCAAAAGGTGCATTGCTTAACAACGCAACAGGTTCTAACCCAGATACAGCGGTCCATAACTCTGATGGAAGTTTAACTTTAGGGACGGACGATAACTTAAGATGGGAGATTAGTAACATAAATAATACTACAGGTACATTTACGTTATTGGTAAGAAGAGGTGATGATAATACTAAAAATAAAATCATCCTTGAGACATTTAATGACTTATCATTAGATCCTAACTCTGAAAATTATATTGAAAGAGTAATAGGTAATCAAACAAAATCTAAAACTACTGATGGTGAAGTAATATTCTTAAATTCAGTAGGAGAATACGTTAACAGATCTAGATACGTCAGAGTATCAGCAGTAAACCTTCCAACACTTAATTACGTTGGTAATGATGGACTTACTGTAGGTACAGATGCTGCTAGTGTTAGCTTTTCAGGATCCTTACCAATTGCACAATCTGGTTCATTCTATAATGCATCTGGTGTATTGTATAAGAATGATGCTGCTAATAACCATTTTGGTGATATTACAGCCGACAATACACAAGGATTACCAGCAAGTGCTTATGCAGATGCTATATCGATTCTAGAAAATAAAGATGAATACGGATTCAACATTATTTCAGCACCAGGTCTTATATATGACTTTGGTGATCACAAAACACAATTAGATAGTATCATATCTCTAGCACAGAATAGAGGAGATGCAATCGCAGTTATCGATTTAGAACAATATGGAGCAACAGTTAGTAATGTAACTGCAGCAGGTAACACAGTAAATAGTTCATATGCAGCTGCTTACTGGCCTTGGCTACAAACACAGTCAGCTACGGGTAAAAATGTATTTGTACCTGCATCAACAGTAATACCTGGAGTATATGCATTTACAGATGGAGCTGCCGCACCATGGTTCGCACCTGCTGGTTTAACAAGAGGAGGTATTCCTAACGTTATTCAAGCAGAAAGAAAGCTTACAAGAGCACAAAGAGATACTTTATACAACGCAAACGTTAACCCAATTGCTACATTCCCAGGAGCTGGCATTTCAGTATTTGGTCAAAAGACCTTGCAGAAGAAAAAATCAGCACTTGATAGAGTAAATGTTAGAAGATTGTTGATTGCATTGAAAAAGTTTGTAGGCGATGTTTCTAGAAATTTAGTATTTGAACAAAATACATCAGTAACTAGAAATCAATTCTTAGCTCAAGTTAATCCTTACTTAGACTCAGTAGTACAAAGACAAGGTTTGTTTGCGTATAGAGTTGTAATGGATGAAAGCAACAACACAGCCGACGTAATCGACAGGAATCAATTGATTGGTCAGATATTTATTCAACCTGCTAAAACAGTAGAATATATCGTACTAGACTTTACAGTTGAGCCATCTGGAGCAACATTTGGCGCATAATTTAAAATGATAATATTTATAATAAAGTAAAGACATGGCAGTACTAGAATCAGGATTCATCAATGCATCGATTTTCGAACCTAAAGTTCAAAATAGGTTCCTTATGTCGATGGGAGATAGCAATATACCAGGTTTTATGGTAAAGAATGTTACTGCACCTAATTTCGAGGACGAAGTAGTAAAGCTTGATCATATTAACACATATACTAAAATTCGAGGAAAAAGAGAATGGGGTAACATGGACATGACACTATATGATCCAATTACACCATCAGGAGCACAAGCAGTAATGGATTGGGCTAGACTTTCTTACGAATCAGTAACTGGAAGAGCAGGGTATAGAGATTTTTATAAAAAAGAACTTGCACTACAAATTTTAGGACCAGTAGGTGACGTAGTAAGTGAATGGAAAGTCGTTGGAGCATTTGTTACTTCAATGAGTCAAGGTTCATTCGATTGGTCTACATCAGAAGTTGCAGAACTGACAATAACAGTTGCAATGGATTACTGTGTACTAAATTTCTAAAATTTTACCTCCAACCACCAGGAATTACCGGCCATAGTGCCGGTTTTCCTATCTTTATAGTTGGTTATAAAAAATAAAGTTCATATATTTATATATAAACTAGTTATAACTAATAAAATTTATGGAACAACAGACTAAATTTCCAAGTGAAATTATCGACTTACCATCTGGAGGATTACTTTATCCTAAAGATTCACCTTTATCTTCAGGGAAGGTAGAGATGAAATATATGACCGCTAAAGAAGAGGACATACTTACTAATCAAAACTTTATTAAAAGAGGTGTTGTAATAGACAAATTAGTTCAATCGTTACTAATTGATAAGTCTATTAAATATACAGACTTATTTTCTGGGGACAAAAATGCTTTGCTTGTTGCAGCTCGTATTTTAGGGTATGGAGAAATTTACGAATTTGAATACGATGGAGAAAAAGTAAGTGTAGATTTATCTAAATTAGATTCTAAACCTTTAAATGAAGAACTTTTCAAAGGAGGTGTCAATGAATTTGACTATACTTTACCAACATCAAAAAGAAAACTTACATTTAAGTTCTTGACTCATAAAGATGATATAGATATAGATGCTGAAGTAAAAGGTTTACAAAAAGTAAATAAAGAAAGCTCTGCAGAACTATCTACTAGATTAAAATATATTATTCAATCAGTAGACGGTGTTACTGATAAAGGAGGAATTAGAAATTTTGTTGATAATGAATTTTTAGCTAGAGATGCTAGAGCATTTAGAAACTACTATGCATCTATTCAACCTGATATAGACTTAACTTTTTATCCGGAGGGCGGCCCAGAGGAGGGGGTAGATATCCCAATCGGGATTACCTTTCTTTGGCCTGACGCGTAGTTACAGAATAGGACTATTTAACCAAATACATCAAATAGTTTTTCACGGCAAAGGTGGGTATGACTTTGATACCGTATACAATATGCCAATTTGGTTAAGAGTGTTTACTTTTGAAGAAATAAAAAAACACTATGACGAAGTAAACAAACAAAACAGGAAAAAAACATTAGATGATG